AAAATAATATTCATGGAAATGATAATCAAATTGTTGGTTTTTATTTTTTAGAAGTTCCAGAAAATTCCATACAATTGGTATTGCATGATCCACGTCCAGGCAAAATTCAAATGGATCTGGATGAAGAAGATATTACACAAGTTACACATGGTTCTAAATTTGTAGTACTAAACCCAAAAGTAGGACAGCTAATTTTAACCCCAGCTTGGTTGGCTCACTCTACTACAGCAAATCAATCTGATGATTTGGTTAAGTTTGTTCATATTAATATTCAAGCACAGAGAGTAGCTAACAATCAATCATGTCAACGTCCTCAAGCTGAGGTGATATGAACAAATACTTTGTAACTTGGCCTGCTCAAACGGGATTTACAACAGCATTTGGATCAGCTAATGCAGCTTCAGCGATTGTTTGGAGTGGTAATCAATTTGTTGGTATTGGTGGAACAAGTAGTTGCGCAACTTCAACATAATAAAAATAAATATAGAAGCTACAATCATTTAATTTTTATACTGGTTATGTTATAATAAGTAGTATAAACAAAAGGTCATTATGCAAATATCTACTACTGATTCACAAGTTGAAATCATCGGAGAATCTAATTCTACTGATAAAGCAAAGCTTAACCAATTCATTTACTTCCCCACTGCCATTTACACGATGGAAAAGCCAGAATTTTTAGCTGATGTACGATCAGCAGCAATGACATCATTAAACAAGCGTAAAAAAGAAGTTCAACTTGATAAGATTTATCCCATGTATATGAGTGATAGTCTTCTTGACGATGCCAAAATGAAAGAATTTTTAGACTTTGTAGCCCATACAGGCTGGGAAATACTTGAACAGCAAGGATACAATATGAGCATTTTTAAAGTATTCTTTACTGAAGCATGGTGCCAAGAGCATCACACACATAGTAGTATGGATCAACATGTACATAACGGAGGTAATCAATTAGTGGGATTTTACTTTTTAGATACTCCGTCAGATACTAGCAAAATACTATTTCATGATCCACGACCTGGTAAAGTTCAGATTAATTTGCCAGAAACTAATCATTCTAATGCCACATTAGCTTCTGATATTATTAATTTTGATCCTAAACCTGGTTTATTAATATTCAGTAATGCGTGGTTGCCACACAGCTATACCAAGAATAGTTCCAATAAACCATTAAGATTTATTCACTTTAATCTATCAGTTCAACACGATCCAACTGCCAATCTTGCATCAGCATCGTCGCCAGCAGAGGTGATATGAACAAATATTCTATCAGATTCAATCAGTCAAGGGGGCAGCAGGGTCGTGGAAGTAATGAACATGTATGGCGTGTTTTTGAGAATGGCAAAGAATACCTACTTAAGAATTTTGTTCTAAATGTGCCCAGTGTAAGTGAAAAAGATTCTACATCTGAAAACTGGAATGTTACATGTACTGGTATTATGACCATTGATAGAGTTACATCTACTGCGATAATTAATCCAGCCGATAGCAACTGATACTTTGTAACTTACTGTGATGTTTGAAGTTGTGTTTGTATAATAGCTATCTTGTTACGAACAGCCTCAAAATTTACCGTACTCCAAAGACCTGGGTGTAATGGTTTAGGCCAAGTTCCTGAATCAATCCAAGCGTAACCTAGATGTTCGTCATTAAGTATAGGTTTAAATTCATCTGCTACAATACAAAAAAATGTATTGTAAACAAATCCATTATCAGCACTTGTGAATTTTTCCAAGGGCATTAGCTTGATATAATCAGGCATTGATCCTAATTCTTCTTCACATTCACGCACCATAGCAGCCATGATACTTTCGCCTGACTCTATTTTTCCACCTGCTAATCCCCATGAGTCAGGATGCTTAACATCATTTCTCAGTAGATATAGATAGCGATTAGTAGACTGACTATAAAACCAAATGCCAACAGCGTGTATAGTTTTTAAATTATAAGACTCCATTGTCCCCCCGGGTATTGGCCCTGGTAAGATTTAACCCAATTGTATCCTGTCCATTTATACTGAATTTCTGTTGTAATATTTGTGACATATTGTGTATTTACTGGACTTGATGTACTATCAAAAGTAATTACCCAGCGTGACCCATCATACTGTATAATATCATTGGGATATGCTACTAATATTTCACCAGACGTGCCTGCCCATGCTTGAGCGTAGCCATTATTACTACCTGTAGATTCAGTCAACAAATATCTTTGACCAATAGTAGCAGCTGGCAATCCTTCATCTGGCCCACTAACACGAGGGTTAATAACTGAGCTTACAGGAGGAATTGTGTTAGCAGGAATAGATTCTGGAATTACAGAAAATAGTAAAAATTGATCATTTGTTGGATCAAAACTTACATTTCCATATACTTGACTGCCATTTTCTTGAGTCAATGCTATGATACTAACGCCAGGGCGTAATACGCCATACATATTAACAACAGGAGTCCATAATACATTACTGGGTTCAACTGGGCTAGGCGGCGGTAACTGCATATTATTTTCATTAACAATAGCAGAACGAGCTAAAATTTGTAGTTTATTGCCAATTAATACTACTTGATACCCATAGGGTGTGATATACTGTCGTGTGCCTAATAGTAAGTCATTATCCGCGATAGAATTAACTAAATCACCTGATCCATCAAAAACAGAAGCAATAATTGTTTCAACAATACCCAACTTTTTGACCTTTGCGGGCAATGATAACCATATAGGTAACGAAAATTTAATAGTAGAAATATCAATAGGATCTTCTGTGCCCTGGGGAATACTTCTGCTTGACCAGCCTGTTGAAACCAATTCTACAATACTTAAACTAGACCAATCTAAGAAATTATCTGTACTTTGTATCTCAAGGCTTGGATTAAACAGTGGCAATATTTGTTCCATTAACTGCATTTTTTGATTGGTATTGCTAGTCCAAATATCTAAATTGATTGATAATTTATACGGCGCTGGCATATATCTCTCAACAGTAAATGCGTTACCCTGTGTAGTTTCATATGTGCCTGTTGTTTCGTCATATTCCCGTTGCCTAATTGATTTGTTATCAACATAGGTTGGATTCTGCATACGGGCGCGATCAAAATCTAATCCTGTGATGTGAAATGTCATTAATGGAGTAGATGGCATGTTACTTGCACTATTTTCCTGAAGAATAGTTTGAACTTGTCTTGTGCTGTCTCCATATCTCACAGGAACACGGTATAATGTATCACCCGTGTTCGGAGCACCTGCTTCGTTGCGTCCGAATTCTACCTGAAATCCAGAAAACATTCTTGCGAATTGTGTTAGGTAACGACGAACTTGCCCGTCGAAGAAGTATTGTTGCATTATCGCCCTTTAGGTCTTGGTTTAGGTGGTAAATTTCCACCTTGATTGCCGTTATCAGCTTCTGGCCTAAGCAATTCTGATAATGATTGTCTAGAAGGAATATTGCCTTGATCAGTTGTATTTACCGTATATGTATTATTAACAAACGAACTACGCTGAGTTCCATTTGTGGGACCCCAATCTAATGGAGTGCGAACATCTTCACTAATAGCTAACCAGTTTGCTCCGCTGAATCTGAACAACCGATTTGGATAGTAATCTAATCGTAAACAGTAATCACCCTTGCTTGGATTTAATGGAAAACTAACACCAGGAGTAACTGGCAAACCATTTGGAGCTAGATTATCACCTGTCAAATAGCCCATTGTCCAGCCAAAATCAACTGGAGTATTACCTTCATCTGACTGTGCTCCGTCTACTGTCGGAGATGTTTGATCAGCAAACAATCCTTCTCCGCTAGGCTGATTGCTAGGAGTAGTTGGTAATATATAAAACGATCCGTTATCGTATCCTGATTGTGGAACTTCTATGTTTGCCTGTATAACTAACGCATCATTGATAGCTAATTCTTTGTTTCTAGTTGAATTTACATCACCGATAGTTGTTGGCTTTTCAATTAATGCCCAATAGGTTGGATCATTAATATCAGTGCCAGGAGGTACATTTTTTGACGCTTCGTAATATTTTCCGCCATTATCTACTACCATTCCTTGTGGATAAAAGTTTCCATTATCCCAGATATTGTCTGGCATTAATGGTTGATTAATGATTTGTTGGTATTCTTGGGCATTAACCATAGGCGTAGCCTGTACACGCCATACATGTGGCAACCAAGTTTGACTAAATCCTTCTGCAGCAAAAGCTGCGTCTTGTATAACATAATATCTAGGCAATGCTCTTGTAATATTTTGATTTAATGGGTTATAATCTTTCAAATTAGGCAATTCTAAAACATCGCCAGTCATTAATTTACGACCAAAACTGTCAATCATGTCATTGTAGTGAAATGTAATGTACAGAGTATCGTTGTTTAAAAACAACCCAAATTGAGACAAGTTAAAGTTAATATCTTGCATCATGTACACGCCGCGCATGACATAAACGTTTGGATCGTAAGCACGATCACGATTTTCCAACAGCAGCAAATCTTCAATAAACAGTGGATTTGTTGAATTATACACTGGTAAAGTAGCATCTTTATTGCCTGGATTGTCGGTTGTGTCTACAATCGGTCCCATGTATTTGTGTACATACATATCAAGACCTCCAACAGTATATCGTTCAGAAATGATACGATCTAAGTACTGATAATCGTTGGTTCGATTAGGACGATAGAGGCTGAGTCTTGGCATAGTCAAGTATTTAGTTAGAATTGAATTGACAATTAATTAGAAAACTCATATAATTACTGTATGGATGAAATTTTAGAACGACTATCAACTGCGGAAAAACAACTTAACGGGGTTAAGAATAAGGTCGCGCTTCGTGATCTTCAGAAAATGATAAGGAATATTGACTCTGTTGTTAAAGAAATCAGCAAAGAATCAGTAGAATGTAGACGGCTTAAAAAAGATACTGTAAGATATAATGATTTGAAGACATCAGCAGTGACATTATTAGACAACTTAGATCATCACATAATTTTTGCGATGTTATTAAGTTGACATTTCTTAACTTATACTATATAATATAACTATGAAAAAACTATCAACTACAATCAAACGACTTGTCCCACGCGGTGAAGATGCCAAGTTTATTGGTTCAGAACCCGAGTGGCTTACTCAACCTGCTGATGATGTTCGTGTTGGAACGTTGGCTAAAGCATTCAATTGGTATAACTATTCCTATGGTCGCAAAGACGCCAAGGATCTGATTATTCAGTATTTTGAAGTTAATAAAAAAACTAAAGAATTAAAGCTGATGCGAGGCATTCCAGATAGTCGTGTAAAAACAACAACGGGCTGGATCTGTAGAATGTCAGTAATGGGTCTACAGCTTAAAGATTATGAACAATCTATTTTAGATGAACATCTTACTGAATTGTTAGCTGGCAAACAAGAAGAACAAAAAATCGCGGCTACATCAGAAGAAACTGCTCAACAAAAATTAACTATTCAAGATCACCTCAGAGAAAAAGCAAGTGAATGTGCTGCTGAACTTGATGGAATGTATGATGATTTCATTGACGCTGATGCTAAAATGTCGGCAAATTTCAAACCTATTGCCTTAATTCGTGGCATGAATATTGCCATTCAAATGATTCCTCACATAACAGCAGTTTGGAAATTACGACTGGCAGAACTTGAAGAAGTAGTTGAGGGAAAAGATCCACAATTAGTTGAGGGTTATAGCCATCTTACTAAAACTCAGTTAAAAAGCTGCGTGAAATTTTGTGAAACTGTGCTGGCAGACTGCCAATCTTACATTTCAATCAAGAAAGTAGAACGTAAACCTCGTGCTAAAAAGGCAGTTAGTCCAGAAAAAGTAGCGTTAAAGTTCAAATATCTCAAAGAATTTGCTGAACTTGGACTTAAATCTTTGTCTCCAACAAGTCTTGTGGGTGCATCCGAAGCATTCATTTATGACACGGCTAAGAGGAAATTAATCTATGTTGTTGCTGATACTCACGCAGGTACTTTTACTATTAAAGGGTCGTCTTTACTTGCGTTTGATGCTCTGGCAACTGTACAAAAGACCCTTAGGAAACCTGCCGAACAAATTAAAGCTATCATGAGTGTTGGCAAACCAGCTGCACGAAAAGCTTTTAAAGAGATTAAATCTACTGAAATTAAGTACACAGGCCGTAGCAATGATAATTTGGTAATCTTAAAGGCGTGGTAAATCTGCTAAATATATGTACATGGAGTCCATATGGCAGAGCAATCACAATCTACGTTAGAAACGCTTAAACAAGATCTAATTGAATACGTTAGACTTCAATTGGGTGACGATATTATTGATATAGAGCTGGATGCCAGTCACTATGAGTCGGCATACCGCAATACCATCGGTACCTATCGTCAACGGGCTCAAAATGCCTACGAAGAAAGCTATACCTTCATGGAGTTAGTCACAAATGTAAACATTTATGATCTTCCAGATGAAGTTATTCAGGTAAGACAGATTTTTCGTAGAACTTTTGGTGACTCATCTGGTCCAAATGCCAGTAATTTTGATCCATTTAGTCAGGCTTCGTTGAATGTTTATTTAATGAACTTCAACGTATCAGGTGGACTAGCCACATACGATTTTTATTCACAATATGTTGAACTAGCAGGTCGTATGTTTGGTGCTTATATGAACTACACATGGAATCCTGTTACCAAAAAACTTCAGTTAATTCGTGATCCCAAGGGTTCTGGTGAGAATGTGTTACTATGGACATATAATCTAAAGCCAGAGGTAAATCTTCTAAGTGATTACCAAATTCGACAATGGATTCGTAACTATATGTACGCAAATTGCAAGATGATTATTGGTGATGCTCGTGAAAAGTTCGGCACTATCGCTGGTCCACAGGGCGGAACGACACTAAATGGTGCTGCAATGAAGGCTGATGCTAAGGAATTAATGGCTCAATGTCTTAAGGATCTAGTTGACTATGTTGACGGATCACAACCACTAACCTGGGTGATTGGCTAATTAAATAACCAAAATATTTGTTTTTTAGTATTCATTCTATTATAATAACAGTATGGATATAATGATAGATTTAGAAAGTTTAGCTGCTTCTCCTGACGCCGTTATTCTAACAATAGCGGCCCAGTGCTTTGATCCTTTAGGAAAAGGGTATAGTGAAAAATTTCAGTACTATGCTCGTGTCACACTAGACAGCCAAGAAGGTCGCGCCATCAGTGACAGTACTATTGAATGGTGGGGTACACAACCAGAAGCTGCTGCAGAAGCACTTGCAGAAGATAATCGCATTCCGCTAGAGCAAGCTCTTGACGAGCTACATAAATTGTGTTGGAAATGTGATTTAATCTGGACAAACGGAATAACTTTTGATATATGTATTCTAGAAAATGCCTATACAAAGTTAGGAAAACCTCTTCCATGGCAGTTTTTCAAAGTCAGAGACGCTAGAACTGTGTACAGCCTATGGCCAGATTGTCCCAAACCTGTTACTAGCCATCATGCGTTAGAGGATTGCCGCAGACAAATTGCCATGTTACAGAAAACTCTTAAACACCTAGATGTAACAAAACTTAAATGATTTCTATAGAAATTGTCAATGAATTAACAGATACCGTTGAAATAGGAGAGCTATTATCACGGTCGTTTTTATATAAACCTACTGGCAAAATGCCTCCTCTACTATCTAAAAATGTAGAACATAGAATTGAAATAGAAAAAATAACTTATCTAATCAATCTAATTGAGAATCCTAAGTACTATATATTAGCAAAAGATCAACAAAAAATAGTTGGATTTGGCATAGTTAGCGAGTCAAGTTTACAATACTTTTACGATTTAACTTGGGTTTGTGTTGATCCTGAGTATAGAAATCAAGGTTTAGGTAAACAAATAACAGCAAAGGCAGTGGAATTTGCCACAAGTCGTGACAGAACAATTATAATTACAACAGATATTCCTAAGTTTTATACTGACTTAGGGTTTACACAATTGGGATTTTATCGTCCAGGGTGGTATTTAATGACATCATCAATACTAAAGGATAACATATGATTATAGGAATTTGTGGACTTATCGGCAGTGGTAAAGACACAATTGCTGATTACTTACAGAACATACACCAATTTCGTCGTGAATCTTTCGCACATACACTCAAGGATGCTATCGCAGCTGTGTTTGGATGGAACCGTGAATTGCTAGAAGGTCGTACTAGAGAGAGCAGAGAGTGGCGAGAACAGCGGGATGAATGGTGGAGTGAACGCTTAGGCAGGAATATCACACCCAGATGGGTGTTACAATACTGGGGAACTGAGGTATGTAGAAAAGGCTTCCATGATAATATTTGGATAGCATCACTTGAAAATAAATTACGGACTACACATGATGATATTGTTATTTCTGATTGCCGTTTTCCTAATGAAATAGCCGCTATTAGAAGTGCCGGTGGTATTGTTATTAGAGTAGTTCGTGGACCCGAGCCAGACTGGTATCAAAACGCCATAGATACTAATGCTGGTATCTCAGATGCTATGAGCTTTAGATCTGATGTACATCCCAGTGAATGGTCTTGGATTGGAACTAATTTTGATGCTGTTGTTGATAATAATGCTGACGGTCTTGATAATTTATATTCTCAAATCAAAAATCTAATTTTCGTATATTCATAAACGCTAGTAATTAGTGTTTTTTTCAATAATTTAATAAATATCCTTATAACATATTATAAGGATTTAAATTATGTCGAACACACTAGTTTCCCCAGGCGTTCAAGTTACTGTAGTTGATCAAAGTCAGTATCTTCCTGCAGCTACAAACTCAGTACCTCTAATGGTCATAGCAACTGCTGCTAACAAACTGTCATCAGACGGGGTGGGTATTGCGCAGGGTACATTGGCTGTTAATGCTGATAAATTATTCCTGGCAACAAGTCAACGTGCATTGCTTGCTAATTACGGAGTTCCATTCTTTTACCAAACAACTAACGGTACACCTATCAATGGGTACGAACTTAATGAATATGGTCTGCTTGCTGCTTATTCTGCGTTAGGTGTTACTAATCAATGTTATGTTATTCGTGCTGATATTGATTTAGCTGCTCTTTCAGCTAGCTTAACTCGTCCTACGGGCAATCCAGATAACAATACTACATGGTTAGATACAGTTAATACTACATGGGGAATTTATCAGTGGAATCAATCAACGTCTACTTTTACTAATCAAATTCCATTAGTAATTACTAGTTCAGTGTATTTAAATACTGGCTCTTCGGTGCCATTACAAAGTTATGGTAGCATCGGCAACTACGCTGTAACAGCTACATATACTACTAATCCTAACTACTTTAAACGTGGTGGACCAACAACAACTCAATCAGATGACACAAGAATTACAAGTCTTTACAACACATGGGTACAGGTAGGAAGTTCTGAGTGGCAATCAGCCTGGGCAACAGTTCAAGGATCTAACACTCCAACTACTATAACCGCTGGCAACACATTTACAATTAATGAAACAACAATTACTGTTCCTGCTAGCCCAAATAATACAGTTACTGGCATAGTTGATGCTATTACGACAGCTGGTTTAACTGGCGTATATGCCGCTAACATTGGCGGTTCACTTAATTTATATGCTGACTTTGAAGCAGCAGGTGATACTATTGCTGTAACTGGCGCGTCTGGTACTGGTACTGCAGCAACATTAACATTTGCTAGTCAAACTTCTGCCCCGTTTGAGGTTGGTAGTTCAATTTCTATTAGTAACATTAATCCATCTGGATATAATGGAACCTATACAGTTACAGCTTGTAACACAACTTCTGTAACTTATGCTTCAACAACTGTAGCATCATATGTTAGCGGCGGACAAGTTGGTACACCAACTGGTACTGTTGTTATTGCTAATGACACTGGAACTGCTCTGACTACTCTAGGTATCACAGCAAAAACATACACATGCCCACGATTCCAAGCAACGCCTAGTTTCCAAGTTCCTACCTGGAGTCAAGGTGGTTCAACCGCGATTGGTGTGACTGGTTCTATCTGGCAGAAAACAAACAATGTAAATCTTGGCGTTAATCTTGTCTTGAAACAGTATAACGCAGCCTTAGATGTATTTGTAATTAAAAATGTTCCTGTCTATGCAAGTGGCAGCGCAGCAAATTACGGTTTAGATCCTTCAGGCGGTGGAGAAAATATTCCTGCTGGTTCTTTCTATTCAAACTCTATTCCATACTCTAATGGCAAAGCTGGGCTTGAAATATTTGAAAGATATATATCTGGAGCAACTATTGTTACTGGAGATACTGTTAACCAAACTTTTGTGTCTGGTAATACATTCACTCTTGCTGCAACTCAGCCAGGCACTGCAAATCTTACAACAGTAACTGTTGAACTTACTGGAACTACTCCAAGTGATTTTATTGCTGCTATAAGCTCAGCCGATGTTCCATATGTTAGTGCTTCTATTGATAGCAATGGTTCAATTGTGTTTACACACGGCGCCGGTGGAAATATTACTCTAACAAACGTTACTGGAACTCCAGTCACAACAGCTGGTTTTACATCTAGCACATTCTTATGTTTCCAACATTATGTAGCAGGTGTGGCTTCGGGTATTACATTAAGTAATTGGGTAACTAGCCCAACATTCACATATACTGCATCTGGCACAGCGCCTGATCAAAATCCGTCAACTGGCACTTACTGGTATTACAGTGATCCTACTCAGGCTGATATCATGATTCAACATAATGGATCATGGGTTGGTTATCAAACTGTAACTTCAGATTCGCGTGGTTATAATTTAACACAGTGTAATGCTACTGGTCCTATCATTAGTCCAACTGCACCTACCACACAAACTAATACAGCGGCTAGTCCATTAGTATATGGTGATTTGTGGGTTAACACAAGTGATTTAGAAAATTATCCATTGTTGTATCGTTGGCAGTCTGTTGATGGTGTTGACCAGTGGGTTGAAATTGCTAATACAAACACTACACAATCTAACGGTATTCTATTTGCTGACGCCCGTTGGGCAACAAACGGTGTAACAGATCCTGTTAGTGGTGCATTGCCAACAATAACAAGTTTATTGACTAGCAATTATCTAGATCCAGATGCTCCTACCGCTGAATTATATCCAGCTGGAATATTGTTATGGAATACTCGTCGTTCAGGGTTTAACGTTAAGACATATCAGTCTAACTATTTTAACAATAACAGTTATCCTACATACGATTGGAGTTCAACAACAACTTATACTATTGGCGAATATGTTCAATATAATAGCGTTGTTTATGCTTGTATTGAAGGAAATACAAATCAAGTTCCTGACGTAAGCGATACATATTGGTCTGAGCAAACAGTAACTGCAACCTGGTTGTCAGCAGTTGGAACTCGTCCGGATGGTTCACCATACATGGGCAGACAATCACAAAGACAAATTATTGTTGAAGCAATGAAACAAGCTATTGATACTAATGCATCTATTCGTGAAGAGCAGAATTCATACAACTTGATAACAGTTCCTGGTTACCCAGAACTAGCAATCAATATGGTTGCATTAAACAATGAAATTAACAATGTGGCATTTGCTATCATTGATACTCCATTGCGTTTATCTCCTAATGACATTGCAACCTGGGCAACTAACAATAATGGATTAGGTTTATCAACTGGAGACGGTAATTTAGCTGCAGGTGATAGTTATGGAGCAGTTTTCTATCCAAGTTGCCAGACAACTGATTTAAGTGGCAATACTGTTGTTACCTATCCAAGCCATATGATGACACGCACTATCATTCGTAATGATGAAATTGCTTATCCATGGTTAGCGCCTGCTGGTACTCGCCGTGGCTTAGTTGACAATGCATTTCAATTGGGTTATTTAGAAGCCGTGACAGGAGTGTTTACTACATTAGGTATCGGACAATCTATTCGTGATGTTCTTTATTTAAATAATATTAATCCAATTACCTTTATTCCAGGCGTTGGTATTACTAATTTTGGTAACAAAACATTGCAAAAAACTGCGTCAGCATTAGATCGCATCAATGTAGCACGATTAGTTTGTTATATTCGTGCCAGACTTGAAACAATTGGTAAACAATATCTGTTTGAACCAAACGATCAAATAACTCGTACTGAAATTACTAATACAATTACAGGTTTATTAATTGATATAGTAGCTAAACGTGGTATTTACGATTATCTGGTAGTTTGTGATGATACTAATAACACTCCTACAACAATTGATCAAAATCAATTATGGGTTGATATTGCGATTGAGCCAGTAAAAGCAGTTGAATTCGTATACATTCCGTTACGAATTGAAAATACTGGTGCGATTGCCGCACAAACAGTGGCATAAAAATAATTGGGTAGAAAATTACCCAATTATATTAACTAAATAAAGTATATAGGAGATTAACCATGGCATCATCATCATTACTTAACCTGACAGTTCCGCTAGGCGGGCAAGGTCAGACTCCATCAACTCAAGGCATGTTAATGCCTAAGTTGACGTATCGTTATAGAGTTTTCTTTAACAACTTTGGCATCGGTCAACCTGCTACCACTGAATTAACTAAACAAGTTATGAAATTTGATCGTCCACACGTTCAATTTGAAGAAATTAAATTACCAATTTATAATAGTACTATTAAAATTGCGGGAAAACATTCTTGGTCAGATATTACATGTGATATCCGTGATGATGCTGCCGGTAATGTAACTCGTTTAATTGGACAACAATTACAAAAGCAATTAGATTTTTTAGAACAAAGTTCAGCACCTGCTGGTAATAATTACAAATTCGTAACACAATTACAATTACTAGATGGCGGCAACGGTGCCAATGCAGAACGTATTCTAGAACAGTGGATAATTGAAGGCTGTTATTTAAAAGATGTTAATTATAACGCAATGGATTACGGGCAATCTGAAGCAGTTAAAATAACAATGTCAATTACATATGATAATGCTTATCAAGTTGATACTGTTGGTATTGCTACCGGTGTGGGTGAATTCCTGGCTGGAGCTGGTTCATCAGCTAATCCTGGTACGCTTGCTACTTCTACCGCTATTGGCTAAGCATTAATTAAATGGCAACAAGCTACCTAGGTCAAGCAGGAGACCTCCAACAAGATAGTGGAGGTCTTTTACTTAAAGACTACAAACACGCTTCAAATATTTTTTTAAACAACGGATATCAACTTATCCCTAGGATGAAGTTTTTATTTCATGTTAAATTTAATATTAATACAGGCCAAATTCCACAATTACAAAACAAATATGGAAGCCCTACAATAGCCACTCTTGGCATGATGATAAAAAGTATTGATCTTCCTAAATTTAAAATTGAAACTGATGTTATGAATCAGTATAATCGTAAGCGAGTTATACAGAAAAAAATTAGATACGAGCCATGTAGATTTTCTCTTCATGATGATCAATCAGATTTAATTCGTGGCATGTGGTATGACTACTATACCTATTATTATAAAGATGCTATTCAAAAATATGATGGTGTACCTAATCAAAGTGGTACACTAGGAGAAACTGCTGGCGTAAGCAATGGATACAATTATAATGTATCTGACATTTATAGCAATACTTTACAAAGTGCTGATTGGGGATATGTTGGCGAAAGTTATACTGATGGCACAAATCCTAGAACAAGTTCAAACGGCAAGCCTCGTTTCTTCAACGATATTACTATATATGGCATGAGCCAGAAAAAATATGCATCATGGGTATTGATAAATCCATTAATTACTTCATGGGGAGAAGATACATATAACTACGAAGAAGGTGGTGGCACAATGAAAGATGATGTTACTGTTGAATATGAAACCGTAAAATATTATGAAGGGGCAATTGGTGGTGAACAACCATCTACTTCGGTACAAGGATTTGCTGTACCTGGATATTACGATAATCAACCATCTGGAATTACTCGTCCAGGTGCTACGAATTCTGTATTTGGGCAAGAAGGAATTCGGACTGCAGTTCAGGGAACAGTGCGAGATTTACAAGTAGGAACTGCCGGAAGAAATGGATTACAAAACACAATAGGCGCAGTTCAAAGAGCTAGTGTTGCATCTGGCACAGGTGCTCAGCAAAATGTAAGTCAGTCTGTTCAACCACAATTGCAACAAGCAGCCACCGCAGCAGCATTGAATAGTACTCCTAATTCTACTAGAGGCGCAGTTAACTCTAATACGGGTATGTCATTTCCTAAAGCAAATAGCAATGGGTTCAATAATGCAAATGCTCCTGGCACAGTGGGCCAGGCATTAGCTAATGGCACATTAACCGCTGAGCAAGCTCGTGCTGCAGCCGCTCGGGTAAATGCTCAAAATGCAGAATTCAACATTGATGATTATTAATAGGATGTAATTATGTCCAATATAAATGCTTTAAATTCTAATATTGATTTAACAGTACAAATTTTTGATAAATTTTATCAATTCCAACAAGATGTGCCTGCACAAGAATATGATGCTGTTCATAGTTACTTTCAATCAGTATTTGAAACCCCAACACAAGCCAGTAATTTTACCACAACAATGTTTCGTATATCAGCAGCATCTGGAATATCAGTTATGGAATTATTACAAAATATTCAGGGCTTGACTAAACCGCAAATTACATTAAATTTTGCGTTTTACCTAAACACATTCCAAAGTCCTTCTACCATGTTAGGAATACAAGCTACTGTAACTCCTAATTACTATGTTGCTCATAATATTAAAGCTTGATTAATTATGCCTAGTTTTCGTCAGGGATTATACCAGGTAAATAACGCAAACAAATATGTAGGAAAAGGTAAGCCTAGGTACCGTAGCAGTTGGGAAAGAACATTTTGTATGTTTTGTGACACCAATGAAAATGTAATAAACTGGGCAAGTGAACCGGTAAGAATTCCATATCGTAATCCACTTACTGGCAAAATGACTATGTATGTGCCTGATTTTATTGTGGTATATCGTGGTCCAAATAACACTGTCAAAGCTGAATTAATAGAAATTAAACCAAAAAATCAAAGCATAATAGAAGAAAAAATGAAAGATAGTCAGCGGGCGGTAGTGGCAGTAAACTATTCTAAATGGGCTGCCGCGCAAGCATGGGCTAGACAAAACGGATTGACTTTTCGTGTAATTACAGAATCTGATATATTCTCAAATGGTCGCAAGAAGTAATTACTATATACCAAAATACTGTAAATAACAGTATGACAAAACGATTAAACGAAGTTTTTGGATTTGACCAACTTGATGACGCTCAAGATCCTCCTGCTGTTGAAAATATGACAGTAGAGGAAACTCGTCATGCCATTGTAAACATTGACGAAACACTTGATAAAATTGATGATGCGTTACCCGCTATTAGAGACCTGGCTGCTTCAGATAAAGAGCTAGATGAAATATCTGATCTTGCTAAACAAAGCTATCAAGATTTAAGTGATCTTGCATTTAATGTGGATAGTAGATATTCAGCTGAATTGTTTGCTGTTGCTAGTACTATGCTAAGTCATGCGTTAACAGCAAAAACCACTAAATTAAATAAAAAATTAAAGATGATTGATCTACAGCTTAGAAAACTAAAGCTGGATCAAGACGCAGCCAAGAAATCCGGTGATTTAGGCAACATTCCAACTGCTCAAGGACAGGTGTTATCTCGCAACGACTTGCTACAAAGACTATTAGACGCAAGTTCACAAAAAGACAAATAACATAAATATAACATAGGAATTAATCATGAAAAATTTTAAAGACTACTTAGCAGAAAGCGAAAGAACCTATAACTATCGTATTAAGATGGTTGGTGAATTGCCCTCAGGATTTTACAATTTGTTAAAAAATAAGCTGGCACAGTTTGATCCATTAAAGATTGGTTCAGAAAAAACTACTCCAATTCAAGCTAAACCTGCCGATTTTCCGGCATGTGAAAATGAAAAAGTTACAAGTATTGATGTTATGCTTCGTTATCCTGCGATTGAGCCACAGATTAAACAAATCGCTCGTTTATTAGGTTTTGACGAAAACAAAATTATTATGCAAACTTCAGTATATGGCGATGACATTGCTGAATATCAGCAAAAGCTTGAAGATCAACCAGAATCATTACTGGCTGATACTAATTATCCTGCTGATGACGCAAAACAAAAAGAATTAAAAGCAGATTACTCAGCTGATCCGTTTGATCATGCTGTATTGAAAAATTCTTATCGTTCAAACTTTACTATTGCTGGCGGAAGTCCTAAAGCAGCAGAAACTACAAATGATTTTAAAACGGGGAATACTAGCCCCATGACAAACGCAGAAAAGCGTCCAGCAAGACCAGCCACTGGCGCAAAGACCAAAGGATAATAGTAATGAACCCATTTTATGATTTAAACAAAAAATTAGACGGTATTCGCAATGAGCCAACTCAAGAACAGAAAGCACTTGTAGAAAGACAGGCTCCTAAGAGTCCTGCTAAAAAGACACTTGAAGAAGCATTACGCACGGACCTGCGTAGTCTGATGGAAGATGCTACTGGTGGAATGTCTGGTAGTAATACACTTGAAGCAAAAGACAAGTCATTGAGCAAAGCTGCTAAAACAGTTAAGAAAGGTGCCTTACATAAGCAAGAAGGTATTCCTAAAGACGAGAAAATTGGCGACAAGAAATTAAACAGTCTTAAGAAATCGGGTACTCCTCTAGAAAAGAAACGAGCTAACTTTGCTTTAAATATTCAAGGCAAGGGTAAGAAAAAAGTTAACGAATGGGAAACTGATCCAGCCGAAGAAAAAGCAGCAATGATTGAAGGCAATTGGGACTTAGTTGCTAGTTCTTTAGACAGTTATGGAGTTAATCTTCCTGTGCCACGCGAAGAAGTGCCAAGATTAGTTAAGCAACTAGCAACCAATATTTCATATGATTTAGAAGGTTGCCCGCCTAACATTGTAGGTGAAATTATAGAACAAATGAATGATCAAGCTATTGAAGATAATTTATGTTCTAGTTGCAATGGATCTGGCGAAGGCGGATACGACGGCTCTAGATGTTCTTCTTGTCGCGGCACTGGGATAAAATTCAACCGCAGTGATGATATGGATGAAGATTACGAAAATGTTAACGAATTAAGTCATGGTGCTGTCGTTGGATATCGTACAAACGCACAACAAGATTTAAGAAAATTGAAACAACAACCGGTTGATGATTTTGTAAGCAATATGCGCCAGGGTCATCGGGTAGGAGATGCTGCTAATATGGCAGTTCAAAATAATCTTAAAGCAATTAAGAAAGCTAAAAATAGAAGTGCTGGGTTAGACAGAGCTAATGCTCGGTTAGGTGAAGAGTACGCCTCAGAAACTTGGGGTCATGATTACAAACCAGGCGATAAAGTTGATGCCGGCGGAAAACCAGCAACATGGGTTGGAAAAGCTCCTTCACGGCCCGGTGAAGCAAGGTACTATTACGTAAAATTTGATGGTGAAAAATATCCACCGGGAACTATGGACACAGTACATGGTAATCAAGTTAGTCCAGCTATGGCAGAAGGCGCAACTCCTGATCAGCTTGATCAACAAAAAATAGCACAAATGAAAAGAGCAGCAGCAACTAGAAAAAATAGTCGTGCTGTACAACAACAACCAGCACAAGGCGGACCACGCCGTTCAGAAGTGCCGGCATTCATTCGTAAGGGTCGTGGAGATCCTGGATTAGATTATAATGACCTTGAGGAAACAGATATGCACAGTGAATCAGATAAAGATATTTTAGATTATTTAAAAGCTAAATTAGTGCCTAACAGCGGAAACGCTAGGGCAAAAAGTCGCCCTTACAATGGCTCAGCTGGCGATGCTGATGCGTACAACGGCATGGAATTTGAAGAAGCTGAAAGCAGATTTGACAAGCGTGAAGTATCTCCTGGTAGAACACAGTACACAAGAAAATATGATCCAGACACAGGTCATAGCATAGGCTCAGACACGGGTGCGTCAGCTCCTGCAAGTGATGGTCCACGCAAACGCGGTCGTCAGCCAGGTACTAAATTTAGTGGTGGTTATGCTGCTAGACATGACGGATCACA